TGCACTTCATTAAGTGAATTTGAGTTATTAATGCAGATTCCTAGAAATGTTGTTTGGAAATTTATAGAATGTTAAGATGAAAGCACTAAAAAGAAAGCCTCACCTCTACCAATACCTCCTAAATAGAACGGCTCAGAGAAACCCTTTAAAGTCATTTGATAGTTACACTAAAGAGGAGTTATTAAAGGTGTTTACGGAGGAAATTAGAAAGGATTATGAAACTTTAAAGCAGTTGTAAGATGAATATGCACAGAAAAATTGAACTTGCTTTTACTTATAAACGAGATAAAAGTACAATAAAAAAAGATCACAAATTAGGTAATATACTTGAAAAGTATAAAGATACTATCATAAAATATAATGTAAATATTGAACACATTACGAACGATGATAGAAATGTATTTGGATATGGAGAATTATTATATACTCTATATAGATATGAAATAACTTGTAGTAACAATAAAATTTATAAAGAGCTAAAGAAATTATAAGATGATATACTTGGTAAAACAATGGCGTTATAAGTGGGAGGATTCATACATATTTGAATTAGAAGCTACTTATAACGCATTTGAAAGCAGAGAAAAAGCAAAAGAATACATAAGTCAATTAATAACAGTTTGATTGATGAGTTAATAGCTGAAATTAAAAACGAGCCCTTAAAAAATAAAAGTAATGGAAATCAAGATAACATATTTTAACTACGGTGATTACGACACGATATTAATTCAAGGGCGTAATTTACTAGACTGCTTGCAGCATTTTTGGGAGCTTAAAGGGATTGATACGTTTATTAAAAATATTGAAAATACAGAGGAGGTATGAAGCATTTAAGAAAACAAAATCCCCGTTTATGGAATTACCTTGAAAGCATAATTTCATTTAAGGGTGTAAGGCCATTAGACCAATACAGCAAAGAGGAGTTACAAAAGTTACTCGCTGAGTATATGAAAAAGGATTTTGAACAGTTTAAAAATAGTTAGTAGAAATTAATTTAAAATAACAGTTGCATTTTTTTGCAACATTAAAATATTTTTGTAGATTTGAATATGAAATCAAACGAATGGAAAAGAAAAACAATAAAGGATTACCGTAATAAATTAAGGTTATCACAAAAAGATGCTAGTAAGCAGATAGGTATAGATAACACTCACCTATCTAAATACGAATCAGGTAAACTTAAACTATCCCCAAAGATCTTTTTCCGCATCATGAAGGCTTATAAAGCTGACATTGGGGATATGAAAGTTAAGGATGTATTTGATTTATAACGTGTTAAATATGGAGCATTTTGCTCTATATTGTTTGTTATGATTTTTAAACTAAAATAAGATTATGAAAGATTTACTGTTAAAATGGTTTATTAATGGAAATGTAGGTATTTCATCCCAAACAATGGCTTCAGCTTTTATTGGGGAGAGGATAATTAACTATCATTCAGTACCTTATGATAATTCGGATTTCAATAGATGTTTTGATATGGTTACTCAAGTAGGAGCAACTAATGAAGATTTGAAAAAAGTTTCAGACATGTACCCTTATTGGAGTCCTTTTATTGAAAATTGGGGTGAATTATGTTCATTGAAATTTTCTAGTGATAAGAATAAATTATATGAACGGATAAAAGAATTAGTAAAAGAGTCTAATTCAATAATGAAAACTAATGATATCGGTTTTTAATCATAACACCGAAATAAAATGCGTTTTAATGCTTTTTATGAAGTGTTATCAATTTTAAAAGTAAGAAAATGAACAGAATATTAGGAGGTCGATACACCAGTTTAGGCCGTAAAAACAAAGTAAAAGAAAAAAGGCTTGAAGAAAAGTTTGCAAAAACATCTGTAGACAATCAAGTATGGGATGAATCCAAAAAACCTACATACGATTACTGTATCCGTGAAAAAATACGTTTGCAGGGTGATTATACACAATTACAAATCAAGCTCCATAATGAACTCGTGAGGCTTAAATATGAGCAAATGAGAGAGGATAATGAAGAGCTTATTTCACTTACTAAAGAAATCATTCAGGATTATTTTGACAAACTTGAAATGATGAAAATAGAATTTATTCACAAATTTAAAGAAGAACCGAATGACATTGCAAGAAATTAGAAGTAAAAACTTTAAAAGAAAAGAAGAAAACCCTTATAATTTTCCGCCTTATGATAGGTCTATAAGTAAAGTAGTGAATGAATGTACTCATAAACATAACCCTATTAAAGGTAAACCAATTGCTTATGGTGACCGTATTGACCATGATACTAGATGTAAAAAAGGATCTCCAGCCAAAGCAAAAATATACTTTGTAAAAGGAATTGGAGAAGTAAGAGGATTAAAAGGTCTTAGCAAAGTAATTAGAATGCAATACAAGACAGTCGAGTATTATGCTCAAAGAATACAAGAAAAAAAAGGAAAGTATTATAAATTTGAAAATAGTTTAGGCCATAAACTTCAAATAAAATTAATAAAATAGCTTATGAGAGTTTTAAGTTTAATCATAGTAAAATTGATAGGGAAAATTTTTAAAAGAAAGAAGTAATGAAATGGTTATTGTTATTTTTATTTAAAAAAAGTATAGATAAATATTTAAAGCATAATGAAAGAGGTGCTAACATATATTATATATCTGAAAAAAATAATTGGACTTTAGATTATACTTTGGCGGTTAAAAGATTAGTAGAATATTTAAATTTAAAGTAATGACAACTAGTATTATACTTACAGATCTAGCACGTAAATGCAGTGCTATAACGAAAGAAAAAGGCTTCTTTGATGTCTGGCAGGGTGACGAAATTGGACTGCTTAAACACAATGTACTGCAACAATACGGAGAGCTTGCGGAAGCTTATGAAGCAAAAAGGAAAGGAAGGTTTTATTCTGGAACATTTGAAAAAGATACCTTTGAAGATGAACTTGCAGACGTGTGTATTTTTGGATTAAGTTGTTTAGGGTATTTTGAATATGATATACTTTTTGAAAGCTTCAAACCTGATAATGTGATTTATGAATGTTCTTATGAATCTTTTTATATCCATATGATGCAACCTACATATAATTTAGAATACAAAAAATATAATATGTTAGGTCATATTAATTTTATAATTGTATCTCTTATATGTTTTTGTGAATATAAAGGTATTGACATCTTCATGCACATTGAACAGAAAATGCAATACAATGCAGGTAGGGAGAAGTTACACGGTAAAAAGTTTTAATCTATAACACACAAAATCTAATAGATATTATCAATTTGACTATCAAGTTAGTATCTATTAGATTGCGGTATACTTAAAACAGTAAAGTAATGGATAGTAATACAGCTTTTGATTTCAAATGGAGATCAAATCAACTATTAGAATTAATTAGTGAAGTAGATTTATTAAAAAGAGCGATTGATAAAAATTGCCCTGAAAAACCAAAATGCTACATAAAATTTGGTTATAATCAAGAGGTTAATTTTGAAGTGCCTCAAGAAGCTATTATTGATTACGCAACAAAAACAATTGCAATCAAAACAAAAGAGATTGAAGAATTAGAAAAAGAGATTAAAGAAATGTTATAACCGTTAAACAGTAAGACAATGACACAAGAAGAAAAAGATCAGTTAAAAACAATTGAAGAACTTTACACGGTTGGTATTGGAAACCGTATGCACATTGGAGAAATGAGAGGAGAACGTGAAACATTGAACGATATTCACTTTATGCTTAAAGAATATGTACCCCGTTTCAGTTCAAGAATCATCGCTCACAAGATTTATAATACTTGCTTGAGTAATATTGAAGCTCAACAAGTTTCAAGCGATTACAGAGGATTTAATAAAGTACCATTTTAAATAAAATCGCCCGTTGCATGTGACGAGTATGCAACGGGCTAGAACTTAAACACTCTTGTTATGACAAAGTTAAGAAAAAAAACAGAATTGCAAAGCCCTATCACGTTCTTTGCGTCATCAGAAAGTAACAACCTTTCTAAAAAAGATTATGAAATTATTGTTTTTCACGAGTTAATGAAAAAGCATGGTTTTAATAATTGTAATAGTGTTCACCGTGATTTGTGTCATAAGTGGGCGAAAGAAATTTGTGGGTAATTATGAAACAAAAATTTAGAAAACTAACATTTGTAAAAGTTAGTGATGAGATGCCATTTCAAATGCAACATTTTCCAAAAGGTTTTATTGCAATAGTTGATGGTACTTACAGTCAAATATATGGCGGCGATAAAACAAGTCAATACAGCCTTTATATAGTTGAAGGTGATAAAGTTAAAGGTCGTTTGTCTTGGTATTATGAAGATCAATTAACAGCTTTAGAAAATCAAGATAGAGAAAAAGCCGAACAAATGATTGAAGATTATAATTTCAGTAGTTAATGTGTGATATTGTGTAAGGGAGTAGTTTAAAAGCTACTCCTTTTTTTTATGGATTGAATGTGTCAAACTTATCTGTCATAACATCAAGATGAACCCAATTGACTTTATTCTCATACCTAAATGGATATGGTGCGTTATCCTTTTTATCCTTTAACCAATCCCTAACCTCTTGAGCTGTCATTCCTTTTACATCAAAATCAACTGCCATGCCTAACACATGTGCTGATAAGTAAGTTTGATTGTTAAGTACTTTTGACTTTACAATATTACATGTGTTTTCTCTTAACCCACGCTGAGAAAAAGCACCACCAAAAGACCAATTATTTACCGTTATAGGTTTGTTTAATGTCACCCTTACCCATAACAATAACTCTAACAGTCTAGGATCAAAAAAAAGCCAAGATCTTTCTTCTCCATACTTCCAAAGGACTTGTTTACTTACAAGCTCCTCTATTTTAAAATATTCTTTTAATTTGTCTCTCATATTTTTATAATGTCTACTTTTTCAATTTTATCATTTGGTTGAAATATTACAAAATCATATTGACCTGATTCTAATTTTTTACTTTTATGCTTTAACTCAATAATTACAATTCTATTCAAAATGTCATAATCATCTATCTTAAATGTATAACCTTGGTCAAAAATAAAATCTAGTAATTCTACACTGTTCGCTAACTTTTACAAATGATTTGTTCATACCACAAATATAAGCATAAAAAAAAGGAAGATTTTACTCTTCCTCTGGATCATATATTAATTCTATTTCTTGTTTTCTTCTTTTACCTCTTCTTCTTCGTGCTTTTCGTTCGTGCTCTTCTAATAAAACAAGTTGACAAGTAGTTAGCATTAGGAAAAATAGTGCAATAATAATTTTAAAGGTTCTGTTTTTTATCATCTTTTAGCATTTGGTTATTTTCTTCTACATAGTTAATTATTTTTTCTTGATTATCTATTATTTCGTTGTGCCTTTCTTTATTCTTATTTTCTATACTAATATAAAGTTCATTAGTATTTTTTATAAGTATGTTTTGCTCAATTGTAGCTTGTTTTTGTTGCACTGTAACTTCTATCAATTCAGATACAAGTGATATGAATAAAAAGCTACCTTTAAAAAGTGCTGCTATGAAGAAAATAACACAAAAAGATAGAAGTATCTCATAAGTACTTCTGCCTTTAAATAAGTCTACACATTTATTTATTAACTGGTTCATTTTTTTTAATCGGTTCGTTATATGCAAATATACAAATTACGTCACTCTTTTTGTTTATCTTTTTCAGCCGCACTTCCATGTGTAAAGTTAATTACTGTACTTCTTTCATTAGCTAATTGAGTACTTACCATAGTAGTCATTTGTACTATTAAAGCCAATGTAGCTGATTCAAGATACATAGAAGCCCCTACATTTACGCCAGTAAGTAACAGCATGCCTAAATGATTATAATTGATTATACGCATTGTAACGGTATCAACTAAATCTTTCATTGATTTGTATCTTAACCTGGCATTAGATGTATTTTTTAAATCATACTCTAACTCCTTAAAATACGTTTCTTGTATAATCTTATCTGCTTCCTCTTTTTGTTCCTCAGTTAATGTGTCATCATTCTTAACCAATAACTTTAAAACATTTGCAGGAGGGTAAACAGATCCTACAGCATCTATAATTGCAGGTGCAGACTTTGAAAGGAACGAACCTATTTTAGTTTCTTTAAATGGTTTTTTCATAATGTACTTCCTTGTGTTTCAATATCATTTTGCATTATAGCTACATCATTTTGTACGCATTGGCCTATGATATCACCTATCGGACTATAAGAAAATTTAATATCATCTAAGCCGTTAAACTTCACTTCAATTATTAAAGTGTCTTGCTGAACATTCAAACCAAGATTATAATAGCTAACCTTATCACCGTTTGTAATACGGTTATCTATTTCAGTTAGATATTCCTGTGCTGCTTTTAATGTTTCAGCTTTTAAAATTCGTTCTGCTTCTGCAATGTTTGAAGGCTTTAAATCTATTATACTTTGTAAACTCATAATTTATTATGTTAAGGTACTTGTAAAATTATTGTTCCATCTTGCTTTCTAACTGTCAATGTAGTTTGATCATAATCAATATCACCTGCAACCAAAGTAGAAGTATTGCTAACTATTATTTCGGTTAGATTTGGATTGCCTCGTATATCAAAATCATTCACATTAACGTTTATATTTGTCATATCCAATGTCCCAGTTATATCACAATTATTTATTGAAATTTCATTTGTAATTGTTCCTGAATCAAATATTATATTTGTAAGATTTCCATTGTTAAACGCTCTTAACAATGAAATATTCAAAGTTAAACTTGATAAATCTAATACCCCAGTTAGGTTACAGTTACCTAAAGATAAATTGCCTGTTAATGACCCACCTCCAAAAATTACATTTGTTAATCCGCTATTCGTAGCAATAAATGATGATGTATTCAAAATTAAATTAGATAGATCTAAAACACCTTGATAACCACAATTTTGAAATTCAAATCTATTATTTTCAACGCCACTTAATCCGGTTATTTGATTAATAGATACATTATTTTGAAATCTGAAACCTTGAGTATTTAATGTAATATCGCTGAAGTCTAAGTTATTTGTTATTCCACATGATATAAATTGTATACGTTCATAAGTACCATTTTTTAACACTACATCATTTACTTGTGTATTTGATGAACCTGTTATTTTATGACCTCTGAAACCTTGATAAGTACCTTTGATTTGTTGGCTGGTAAAAATTATATCATTATCTTTAGATTCTATCACAAAATTACCTTCTTGTTCATAATTTGTAATAGTACTACTATTAAACAATTCAACTTTCATAAAGTAACAAAGTAATCTATCACTATTTTGATAGTTCATTATTTGACTTATATAATCTGCCTCAGTGTAAAGATTTCCAGCTTGAAGCGAGTTTATATTTACCGTCACATTTGATGTATAAGGATCACTATTGTTAGTATCAAAATCAAGATAAGATTTTAAAATATTAATTGAATTTTGGGTATAAACATTTCTCTTAGCATTTAATATTTTATCACTTGAATTGAAAAATTCATCAAAAATAAACGATTCAATATTACAATCATTACATTCTATAGAGTCAAGTGTTGATATATCATTAGTATTGTTGCTAAAATAACATACAAGTAAATCATTAGAATTAACACTAAAAGTATTTGCGTTTGAATCTGTGTTTGATACATTACTCACAGTATTACCATTTAAAGTATAAACCACACTGCCGACACCGTTAAAAATAGCTGTTGGTGTTATATTACCATTTGCCCCAATAGTAGCAGTAAATAACCTATTAGCCGTTACGTTAACGCTCCAACTCTTACTTATTAATGATTGTATAGCTGCATAAGTCCCTGTTGTATCACCTGGGTCTAATAACAAAGGATCATCAATTGTACCTACTTGTAAACTTGAGCTTCTAGGTGTACTCATATCGGTATCAAATTGAATAATGAAATCAGTAAACCTTTCACCTTGAACAAAGCTGTTAATAATATTTAAAGTACCGGTGTTAAACTGAACATCTGTAAATTTTGCACTATTAAAAGCATTACCCTCTAAGTTAGCATTTTGCAATGTTGTCCATGCTGTGAAATCATAGTCACCTATTAGTTGACAATTTACAGCTGTTAAATCTGTAAGTGAAGCTAAAGGCGAACCATACATATTAATGAACTCAGAATCTCCCTCTTGCCTTGTATAAGGCATTGTGATAACATTACCATTGCCGTCACGGAAATCATTAGTACCACTTGTAGTTATATTAATCTCACCTATCTTTTGTGTTTGAAATGTGAATAATGGAATAGGTAATACAAAGCCATCTACAATTTCACCAGTTGAAGTTATCGTTGCTGTAAAGTTTTGCAAATCAGTATCAGACGAATTAAAGCTCTCTATGAATCCATTGAATACTATATTCTTAGCTCCAATTTCATCTTTATATCTAATCTCTACCTTACGAGTAGATTTTGATTTCAACCAGTCAGTTAGGTTAATGTCATTAGAGTAATTTTCTAATATCAGACCGCTTATATTCAATGTCAATGTCTGTTCATCTATTTGATCCCTTCTAATACCTTTAATGGTATCATTAAATCTTTCTTTTACTCTATATTCATTAATAGTTTGATCCCTTGTGTAATCACTTTCCTGAACACATGAGATAAATACATCATCAATGTATATATACCTTTCAAATCCTAGTAGTGCCATATTTTAACTCCAAATTGGTGTGCCATTTCCTTTAAATTCTGCTGAATAAGTAGCGTAACCAGTGCTATCACCATTCAGTACGAATGAGGTGATCAAAACAGGTATTTCTATCTTTTCGCCCGTTTGAGTAATTTCATATCTTATAAAAAAATCTTCATTAACATTTCTTGTAATTACATCAAATAAAGATTTTATAGAATAATCTACTTCAAATAATTCAGGATTGATTAACAATAAACCACTTAATGATATTGTAGCATCTTTTTTACCAGTTGTATATCTTCTAAATCCATCAGAATTAGCAGCTAACTCAATAAGCTCATTATTTATGTTAAATGTCGCTGAATCTTGTGCAGCAATATCACCATTTATTGACGACCATAAAATAATATTTTTTCCTATATGTATATTTTGACTACTCATTACATTCTTTTATCGTTAATGTACAAATACCATTAGATAGATCATAATCCATTTTTTGAACAAAATAATTTTTTCCTTCATATACTATTCTAGAAATAGGAGTTATTTTTTCACTTGTAACTATTTGTATTTCTATATAATCTACTTTATCATAAGAATTTATATAGTCTAATAGATATACTTCATTTAATACAACTCCATTTAGTAATATGATTCCATTTGTTGTATAAATATCATCTCCATACGCCTTGCCTTCTGTTATACCTGCTTCCCTTTGATACGATCTTAAAGCAACATCGCTAAAAGTATCATATTGAAATTTTCGCCTTGTTGCTCTGAAAGGTCTTAAAACATTTAAAGAAGCATTTGTAAAAGATACAGTCTCCATACCTGCTGTACCTCCTGAGAAATCTCTCAATAGCATAGCGAATTGTAAACTATAAGAACCTTTGTTTTGCGGCGTAGGCGTACCAGTAATTTGATTAGAATCTATATCAAAAGAGTAACTTAATGTTCTACCTCCAGTTTCTTTATTAAAACTTGTGTTATTTACATCAAAGTTAAAAATATTAGTGTAAGGAAGAGTGTCATTAGAATTGCTAATTGGAGATGTTGTAGGAAATGTATTACCAACATAAAACCAATTTCCATCACTTTGAAGATACCAAAAATTATAATTGTTAGTACTTTCATTAAAATCAGTATATACTAATCTTACTTTTAAATCAAAGCTTCTTGTTTCATCAAATGTTAAATCAAACTCCGCGTTTATATTAAATGTTTGTTGCTGTGCAAAAAAACCACTAGGATAGCCATCGTTAGAAATACAACCATACGGATCGGTAGCATATCTTACCTCTTTGTCAGAAGGGTCTATATTAAAAGAACTTTGATATAAATTGTCATCATCAGGAAAAGAGTAAAAACCAAATATATCAGAACCATCAGCATTGCCTAAAACAAATTCTTTGTTAAATATTACATTATCTAAATCAGAATCTATATTATATTCAATAGTTTTATCTAAATTTTGAGTTTTGTAAACATTTGAGTTAGGCGTATAGTTATCAATATTTATCACATTATATAAATTAACTGATTTTGTTACATCTACATATTTCAATTCATCAGCTACAGCGTTTGCCCTTGATCCATATGTAAACGCTATTTGCCCTAACAAATCTCTAGTATTTAAATCTTGTTGAAATAAAGATCTTGCATCGAATTGAGTATTTGATAATGTCAATATAGTACCATTAGAATCAACGTTGCTATCTAAAGTTATATTTTCATTGAATCCAGTTGCTATTTGTGAAATTAATTCACCATCAAAAAAACGAAATGCAATATTTTTTCTTTGAAAGGGGTAATTTATACTATTAGCATATTCAAAATATCTTTTATTAAAACTTCTATCTTGCGAGTCGCTTAAAACATCACTAAATTTTATAGTTCTAAAATATTTGTAAGTTTCTAAACTTTCCCTTTCTTCATCAGTTTTGAATATTCCTTTGAACCAAATTTCAGAACCATAAAAAAGAGTGCAATTAGTTATATTACTAAATAATACATTTGAAATAATATTAACAGTATAAACACCACCTATTGTATAATTAAAAGGGTTATCCTCTTCTTGAACTTCATAGTTAAGATTAGAATTAATAACATCAAAATCAATAGTAGAATCACTTTCAATTTGCAAAGTCAATGCTTGACCTCTTACATAATATGTTTTTGTACTTATCGCCATTGTGTGCTATTTCCTTGTGTTCTAAAATCACTTTGGGACTGTCTAACCATCTCAGTTAACAAAGCTTTACCATTTACAGATACTACAATAGGTCTGTCATTTTGTTGTCCAAACCCTGCCATTACCTCAGGCATTCTGTTTGTAGGTATAATGTTTTCACTTTGGCCTGCCTCAGAATGTCTATATGTACCACCCGAAGCAAATGAAGGTATTGAAGCAAATGCAGATATAACCGCACCTGTCATACTTGCTATTGTTGCAGGAAGTACTGCGGGTGCAAATGGCCCTGCTGCCGCTGCCGCACCTGTAGCACCTGTAATGGCATTAGCTATTGATGCACCAAATTGTTGTGCAATTAAATCAATTACAATACCACCCATTTGTTGTGCAAATTGCTCTGCTGCTGTTGTTGCTTGTCCAAAAGCACTTTTAGCAATCTCACCAATACCACTAAAAGCTTGAGCATATGCTTGAGTTTGATTTTTTATAATAGCTTGTTCAGATTCATAGTTTTTTAATGCTTGCTCTGCACTTGCTGTAAATACTTTTACTCTTTCATCATCTCTTTTCTTTTCCTCTGCTGCAAGTTTATTAATTCTTGCTTGCTCTGAATTGTAAGCCTCATTTTGTCGGTTTTGAATCTCCTTTAACGCTTGAATCTGTGCTTTGTTCTTGCGTTCAATCTGTGCTTCTAAATCCTTTTCAAGCTGCAAATCTTGCCTTAATGACTCAGTATTATTATTCTGTGCTTGAACTACTTCTAATTGATTTTGCAATAATTGTCGTTCAATAGCAAACTGTTGCTGAATCAATCTTCCTGCCTCATCTAAAGCTTCTTTTCTTTCCTCATATGGCCTATTAAGTTCTCTAGTTTTGAAAATTTGGTTTGCAATTTCAGTTTCTAACTTAGCAACCTTAACAGTATTATTAAGCCTAAACTCTTCAGCTTCCTTTGTTGCTCTTGTTAACTCATCCGCACGAGTAATAATATCCTGTGGTAAGATATCCTCTAAATCAAATGTAGGAATAGCATTAGCAATAGCACGGCCAAGGTTCTGAAAGCCCGTTTGAACAGCACCTAATGCAAAGTCAACTCGATTCATTGTTTTTGCTAATGAATCTGCACCGTCTTGAGTGCCTGTAAAATAAGAAACAAGAGATACACCCGTTAAAGCAACAGCAGCAGCGCCAACACCCGCAACAGCACCACCCAACAAGCCCATTGCAGACGTTAAACCTGCTGTAGAGCCTGTAAGTGTAGTTGTTGCGGTTGAAATTCCTGAAACAGCTTGTCCAACTAAAGGAATTTCTTGTAAAAGTCCTCCAATTGATTGCTTTCCTGCACTAGCAATTTGATTAAAGCCTTGTTTAAATGACTGACTTGTTTTAGCAGTAGTTTTTTTTGCTGACTTCTCAAAGCTATTTAAACTCTTTTCAGAAGTTTTTAAACCCTTTGCGAAATCGCTTTCATTTAGCTCTAATACTACCTCTATGCTTCCAATTTCATTAGCCATTTATAAATCCTTTTTCTTTTAAACTTTCTACGAATTTAGGATAATTTTTTAAACAAGACTCTTTATATTTACCTCCTTTATTCCACATGAACAAGGCTGTTTTTTCTCCACTTGTTAAATCTATATTTGCCCTTTCTTCCGTGCTTAATTTTGATTTCAATATATCCAATGGAAAATAATCAAATGGAGTGAAGCGTTTAGGTTGCTTCTTATTATCCTTGAAAATGTTTACCAACTCACTAACAATTAGACCTGTTCTATAACTTAACATTTCTTGCTCTTCATTGTAACCTTCTATTATAATCTTTATTTCCTCATAGGTTAACTCATTATACTCATGAGGTTTTATTCGCCCTGTTTTAATTGCGGTTGCATATAATGAGTTATGAGCTTTCCCAACTCGTTCTGCATTCTTGATGCAAATGTTGTAAGGTTGCTATACTCTTCATTATTTAATGTAAACATCCACTCTTCAAACTCCTCAAAAGTGATTTGCTCTTTTAGAAGATGAAACGCCCAAAGTTCACCAGTCTTGTAAAATCCTTCTTCCTCAATTTTCAATTCATCATTTACTTTTAACCTTGCACGTTCAATGTGTTTTGCAGTGTTATAAAACTCTTTCCCCGCAATTTCAAATGTTATTTTTCTCATAAATGAAATCTATTAAATTTTAAATAATATAAAAATACCCTATAACGTAAATATACGAAATAGGGATTAGATTTCAATTATAAAAATTGAGTAGGGCAGTACTTACCCTATATTGTTTAAGGATTAGGTGTTTTTGTCCACCCCTTTTTAACATTCAATGTACATGTCCATGAAGCTGTCTCTTCATTGGGTGCTGTATCTGCAAGATCACTAATCTGACATTTACCAGTATAGTTTATTTCCCCTGTACCGTCTTTGCCATATTTAAAATCAAGAATCGCTCTTGCTTGCATCCAATCATCTAATTGGTGATTATTCCAAACAAATGTTGTGTCGTCAATTAATAACAACCCTTCCATTGTAAGAGTCGCACCAATTTTAATGACTTCTGGATCATTATACACTCCATCTTCTTTACATGATGAGTCTGATGTAGTAGATGTTCTTTCAAATCCGTTACTTGTGGCACATCCAAACTTAATAAACGTTGTGCCATCCTCAGAAAGCTCAAGAAATATTAAATCGCCTTGTGTTTTTACTTCTGCCATGATAATTTATTTTTGTTGCAACAATATTCTAAAATTCATTATTCTTCTGTACCTAAGTTTACCGTTTGATAAATCTTCCTCTAATTGATTAGAATTGATTAATCTAACAATAATACTGTAGTTATCGTTCAAGCTTAAAGGCTGTGTTGTTAGCTGTTCACAAGCATCAGAAGCATTATTGTCTACATCCTGCCAAGATCCGTTAGTTCCGTCAAAATCAATTACTGATTCTACTATAATATCGTTATCACTACCAAAAATAGTTTTACAATCCTCTTGTAGTGAAATAATATTACCAATATAATAACATGGCGTATCCCATAGTTGTTGAGTACCCGAATTGACCGGTAAACCCAAAACTAGAAGGCTATTATAAACCGCTTGTCTTATGTCACTACTTGGAAGCTTCATCTTCTACTATCTTGGTTATTCTTTTGAGTAATCCTTTTGTTTCTTTCTTGTAGGCAGGGTATAAAAAAGGCTGTGCTCTCTGTTTGGTTGTTCCGAATTCTACAAAACTAGCGTAATTAGCTAAAGCTTGAACCGCGACTTCTTCTGATCTTTGATCAACTCCTATTGATGTTTGAAGGAATCCAGTTTTAAAAGCCACAGTTCTTTTTGCTTCAGTAGAAATTAACAAAGCAGTTGTAATTAACTCCTTGCCTACTTTCTTTAAAACATTCTTTTCAATATCTTTGAAATCGAAATTAACTTTAAAACTACTCATTACTACGAAATGTTAACAGTTGAAATCTATTTCTATCCTTATTGTACAAAGTAGCAGATTTTACAACCATGTTTAAACCCTTAAACTCTAATACGTCATTCGTAGCGATTGGAAGATCCTCTCTATATCGCAAACGACACTCAAAAGCTCTTGCCTTGATCCATTCTCCATTTTCCAATTGTACACTAGAAAGCGTTTCACTTACATTTGCCCATGTATCGCCTCTATACAATGTCTTTGATTCAATAACACCTCCTGCACCATCTGATGTAGTTGTATAACGGTAAATATTTACTTTGTCTCTGAACATCATATCCAACCTCGTATTTTATCAGCCCTTAACATCTTCATTATCTTGTGTTTTTCTTCGGACTCTTGATTGTCGTAATCAATCCAAATTAAACGCTTAATAACGGTTAATACATTCTCGCTTATCTGCCCTTTTGCATTGTATGATATTGTAATGTTACCTTGATAGCCTAAGTTATTGCTAAACTGAATACGTCCACTAAATATGTCGTAAAGAGATACATCCAAAGCGTCACCGTCAACCTCAATTGAATTAATTGCATCAGCATAAGCAAACGGTAATAGTTCGGACTCGGAAATAGAAGAGTAATTAACAATCATGTTATTCTCTCCTAATGTCCTTTGTAAATATTTCTCTACATCATCAAATGCACTTGCACGTAATGAAGTGATCAAAGAATCTACAGCATTGTTATCGTCATCAACAGCCATATACTCTTTTATAGCCGAAATAGGTAAGATAGTTTCTAAGTCACTAACTCTTATTTTCTCAACACCTACAAGGCATGATTTGTATCTATATGGCTGTCGAATTGGATAACGCATTTATTTTTTCTTTGTGTCTTTTACAACTTCTAACAATCCAGCTTTAACAAGTGAAGCAATCGCCTCTTCTGTTTTTGCTTTTGTTTCAATGTTCGATAATTGAACAGGAATTACCTGCCCTACTTTCAATGTCTTGCCTCCATTCAATCGAAGATCCGAAAAGGATACTAATACTTTAACGTTCATATTGTTTTTATTTAAAAGGGAGATAGAATTTAACTACCTCCCATGATTTTTAATTTATTAAGGTGTTGTGATAGCAGTAATAACATTCGCAAATGTATCAGAGAAAACCATGTCAGGGTAGATTTTCGCTAACGCTGCACGCCCTTCAATACGGAATGTATAGATGTTATCAATAAAGTTTGTACCATTTTCATCTGAACGATCAACAGTAACACTCTTACGAATTGCTAATTCCGCAGCTCTTGCATCCATTACGAAAAACTCACCTGCATTTACAGCAGTAGTTTTAATAATAGTCATGCCTCTCACCATCGCTGTAGCACCCGTAAACACCAATTCATTAGCAATGTAGTGAGCATCTGTACCTTTAGTAACAGTCATAGACTCATATTCAGCTGGGTTCAAAAGTACTACACTTGGCTCATACTCTCTACCTGTTAACACTGATCTTGAAGCGATAATTGCATCCCATTTTTGAGGAGCTGTAACTGGGTCAAATGACGTAATATCAGCCGCCTTTAATGAAGTGATATTCAATCCCTCCATGTTTGGAGCAACACCCGAACCGTATAAGATTTGAGTATCTTCAGTGTCCAAATAGTCATCTCTCAATTTAGAAGTTAAGAAAGCTTCGAAGTCATCAGTGTCATCTAATGCCTCCATTGAAACATCTGAATAACCTGCAATTTTAATTACTGGTACTTCAACGTTAGCAAGGTTATATTCACGAATAGACTTTGTAGTAGCTTCTAAAACAGGAGCAACAGCACCCGTACTAGATGTATGCTTTCTAAAGTTGTAAATGTTAGAAGTTGCTACTGTATTTCTCAATACATTACGTAATCTAACACTACGTGAAAGAATCGGTGCAATACCAGGACGTTGGTCAAAGCGTGTTACTTGTCCAGTAAAGTTACTACCGATAGTAATAACCTTTGAAAGCACTTGCATTTTCTCCCCTGCCAAGAATGCTTTTGCAACTCCTTCATGCTTTTTCCCAAAATCTAAAATTGATTTAGCCAACTCTGATACATTGCCCGAATTGGTTTGCTTCAATTGATTCTGCAATGAAACGATTGTCTCCTCTTGCTTCTTAAAGCCTTTTGAAAGCTTTTCAATTTCCTCAGTGTTCGTTAGTCTTAACTCTTCAACACTTTTTGAAAGATCTTGTTTATCCGCTTCAATATTAGCTTTAAGCGTATCCAAAGATTTTTCAATGAACTCTTTTACTTCACTCATGATAATTTATTTTTAAATATACTCTGTATTTCTTCGATAGAGATTTCATTACTTTCTTGTGGTTCATGAGTGTTAGAAACGGCTCGAATACTTGCTGTAACTTCTCCTATCTGCTTTTCTAAATTCTTTAAATATTCATCCGAGAAATCACCATTCTTTATAAGTTGGTTCAACTTCTCTAAATGCATCTTATATGATTGATATGATTTAACTGATATTGTTGGTGTTTGTGGGTTAGCTCCAAGCATAACCCCACTTCCTTCAAACATCATGATTTCAGTTAGTACGTTTACAGTTTCATCTTTCCTTAATTGGCTTTTCTGCTTAACTGCATAACCTTGAAATGAATGTTGGTCAATAACCCCCTCACGATATTCAATTAACTTATCTTGGCCAAATGTTGATTTAGACAATTGGTTAACTGACCAAAGGCCGTGTGAATCTTCGCCCATTTCTTTGATAAGTCCCATTGGCTTACTCATATCATGATTCCAAACGTACTTGATCATGTTTTTTGGCACTCTCTCCTTAATGGTTTTAGTGAATGCACCTTTTTGAATCACATCTTTTTGCAAATCTACGTTATCAAAAGAGGCAAAATAAACCTTTACAATGCCTTCGTTTTCGTCTATATCTGCAACTCTTAATGCTGTATTTTTACAAATTTCAATCATAATACTGCAATTTAATAAATTTTGTTTATACTTTTTTATTTACTATAAATATTCTTTATCAATCCCCTATTCTTACAAACCCCATTTGACACCTGCAATTACAATTTTCTTCAGGTTTGTTTCCTGTTCCTGGACTCATCATTGTATCTCCACCTATAATAAAAGGATCGTTTAGGGGTATACCTTCCTTATATTGCGACCCTGCCAATCTATGTGTTTGCCTTTCTTTTCCGTCAAGATTAACAATCCAATTTTTCAATACTGAACCACTTACAACTTGAGCACCTTCCCATGCTCCACGCCCTGCACTAGCAGTTGTTTCGGTACGTGCAATAGTTAAAGCTCTACTTCTTGAAAAGGTCCTAAATTGGCTCGTAATTTCCTTGGCCATATCACTAAAACTTGTTCCCTTTTGGAAATTATCGTTTATGATATTGCTTAACTTCTGCTTTATTGTCTTGTTAACAGATTGAACCTTATTAGCTCCGTATGTCAAAAGCCAATTCTCTATTCTTTCAGCATAAGTACTTGCAATGTCATCTAACAGATTCTTTTTAACCTCTAGTTCCTTGTAAGTATCAGTGAAAAAACGCTTTGAAGTATCATAATATAAATCTGTCATTTGCTTAGTGACTAACTCATAATCGTACAAATCAGGATTCATTGTATTATCCTCTAATACAGGCTGCAATGCCTTCATCATTGTACGTTGCAAAGCTTTTGTGAACTTACGTTCCTTCTGCATTCTTATGCGTTCGTACTTTTTATTCATCTTCAAAAGGAATATTTACAAGTGAACGACCTAGAATGTTATCTCTTTCGTATATCGGTAAATCTGCTAATTCGTCATCTAAAGCACCATCACCGGTCAACTTCTCTCTAATCTCATTAGTAGTATATTCAGTCTTAAATGGCTGTAAACTCTTGGCTTGTTCCATTCTGTATTGTTGGATTTCTGGAATCTCAGAGTAATTAAGCTTTAAATAAGCACCCTGCCTAACTAAATCTTGATACATCGCTACAAGCTTATTATTTAAGTGCTCTACAAGCTTTTCATAGAAAGGTATACATGATGTTAAGTAAAGATCTTGACGGGCTGTACGCATGTTATTGTATGAGCTGTTTTCCTTTTGTCCTAACAATAAAGGATCAATATTCACAATATTACACACACTCGTAAGAGTTAGCTTTTCACTGTCAAACAACTGCATATCTACAAGATTCATTCCTACAGCCTGCCATTTAAGAGGAATAGAAGTGAACATAACATCTCCAACGTTTTCAATACCTTGATATTGCCTATTGAAATCATCCTTTAAATTAGTCAGCATTTCTTTGGGTATTGCAGGTGCATCCTCTTTAACGGTTGCAGGATCAGCAGTAAACATGCCGCGCAAACCGCCGCTTTCTAGTAACTTAATTGCTGCTGTTTGTGTTCCGTTATTCAATCTTAACTTACGTGACAAAGGTCGCATTGGTGACATTCCCGTATATAAATCAGCGTCCTGTTCATAAGATAATGAAGGTGCTGTAACATGTATCATGTCCTCAACTGAGGCAGGGTAAGTAGTTGTATTTAATTCAAGCTCATATCCCTTTAATTCAGGTGTATAGATTGCACCCGAATAGTTATCGGTAAGCACTGATACATATTGAGAAGGAAATACATACAAATTAGTTGGCTCACTTGTATTATCAAACCTTTCAGTATACAAGTAGAAATTACCCGTCATGTAGAAATAACCGCAATATTGGTCAATAATATCTGACCATGTTTGACGTGAATTAGGCTTTTTAAGTAGATCTAATAAAGGATGTGATTCTATCTTATTGCCTTCTCTATCACAAAGTTCCAACTTAATACGGTTTAATGCATCTGATTTCTTATTGATCGGTGCGTAAACAGTATCTAAATCATTATACCCATATCGAATAAACTGCCTTGAATCTGTTACATCTTGAATCTTAATGTATGCACCATCTACCCAAGTGTAAACCTGTTTATTATTCAATACTAAACCTCCGTCTGATTTTTCAGGGAGTACTATTGACTTTTTTTTATGTCTTGTTATATCAAAACCAAATATTTTCATTATGCGTATGAATATGTTTTTTTCTTATTTAATAAATCCGTGCAAATGTACCTCAATGCATCTAAAGCGTGATTGTAATCATCAATAGGAGTACTTGATTTCTTGTCATGCCAAATGTAATTATTTAACTCTTTACCTATGTCAGTGCTTTCACTATCTACTATAAGCTTATAGTTTCTAATTACATCAATACCACCCGTAATACTACCTGCACCCTTTTTACATGCCTTTATATTATGCCCTTTGTTTTTAAGCTCCTTTATTAGTCTTGGCTCTGCACTATCAGCAACAATTAACTTATCCTTGCAGATGTTTAACTCAGTGCTTATTTGATCCGTTGTAAGAGAAAGTTTATAAGTATGCAACCTCACATAAATAACTTTCTTCTTCTTACTTATGCTTACCTCAACAAGTGCAGTAGGATCAATGCTAAAACCAAAATCCAGACCATAGCCATGAAGCGTACTTTCTTCAAATTTACCATACTCCCAATTATCATAAATAACGCCTTCTGCCCTATCGATCCAACCTCCTAATATTTGATGTTCATACTTTTTAGGATTATTCTCTTTGATTCCTTTCACATCAATAATAAAAGATTGATCTAAATTGTGATAGTTATCTAAGTACGTTGTATGGATATAACAAACATTGTCTTTTATTAAATTAGAACTAGGTTTAACACCTTTTCTTTCAAAGAACTTTTTGTATATCCAATGATCCTTATTAGAAGGGTTTAATATCAATATGATTACATTACGCTTTCCTTTTTGTCTAAATGATAATTGAATATCATCAAACTTCTTTTCATCAACTAATTCCTCTGCCTCATCTAACAACCAAATGTTATAACCCTTCAATGATTTAAGGTTTGCGGTTTGATCTCCTGAAGAAGTTTTAA